GAAAGAAATTCTAATTTAATTTTTTGTTTGAATGACAAGAAAAAGAAAGAAAAATGGGCAATAGAAATAAAAGCTCCATCGCCTAAATATGGAGACATAATTATTTTATATGATATTAATGATAATGAAATAACAGAATCAGAATTTGAAAAACAAACTAAGTTGAAATTTGATGATATTCTTAGAAGTTATAAACCTAAGATAGAAGAAATTAAAGCTTTTAAAAAACCATATTTTGACAAGATAAATTTTGCGAATTTAGTAAAGTTAGTAAAGTTGAAAACTAAGTTTCCTGACGCTACTCTTGAGACATGGCACACTCATCCTAACGGAGGTGGCTGGGTTCAGAATACTGCTACTGTCTCTGAGACTGCTTTTGTTGGTCGTGATGCTATTGTATCTGGGACCGCAGGGGTCTATGGGGGTTCTCAGGTCATGGGGAACGCTGAGGTCTTTGAGAACGCAATGCTCTCCGGGTACGCATTGGTCGAAAATAACGCTCGGGTCTATGGGGACGCGAAGGTCTATGGGGACGGTTGGATCTATGGGAGTTCTCGGGTCTTTGGGAACGCTAAGGTCTTTGAGAACGCTAAGGTCTATGGGAATGCAGAGGTCTTTGGGAACGCTAAGGTCGAAGAGAACGCTCAGGTCTATGGGAGTTCTCAGGTCTTTGGGGACGCTCAGATCTCTGGGAGTTCTCAGGTCTATGGGAACGCTAATATCTCTCAGAATGCTCAGGTCTCTGAGAACGCTAATATCTCTCAGAATGCTCGGGTCTTTGGGAACGCTCGGGTCTATGGGAGTTCTCGGGTCTTTGGGGACGCTCGGGTCTATGGGAGTTCTCGGGTCTTTTGGGACGCTAAGGTCGAAAAGAACGCTAAGGTCTATGGGAATGCAGAGGTCTATGGGAAAGCAATGGTCTCTGGTAACGCAGAGGTTTTTGAAAACGCTAAGGTCTCTTGGTACGCAGAGGTCTATGGGAGTTCTAAGGTCTATGGGAACGCTGAGGTCTCTGGGGACGCATCGGTCTTTGGGAACGCTAAGGTTTTTGGAGACGCTTCGATTCAGTACAGGACCGTGGTCGCTGGGAACACTGAGGTCTCTGGTAACGAAAATGTGGAGAAAAAATAGATGGGCGGAATAAACGGTCACTTAAATCATCCTTATGATATTGCCAAAGACGGCAGAGAACTAATTCAATTATTCGAAGATGCCATAGAAGATATCTCTAAGAAAAGAAGTACTTTGAAGATTGACGGCATTTCTATGTCTGTTCGTCTTAATGATGACGGTAAATTTGTCATTGATCGTGGTTCTAATAAAGACCTAGACAAGAAAGGTGTAAGACAAGAAGACTTAGAAGAACGCTTCGGGGCTGGACATGGTTTGGTTAAGATCGGTAAAATAATTCTCGATCTATTCGATTCTGTCCAAGACAATATTAAAAAAGAACTAGCTGCTTTGGGAATTACTACTGGTTCAGGTGTCATACTTAACTTCGAATTCGTCGATAAGAAAACGAATATAATAAATTATTCTAATAGATTATTGATTGTACATGGTATTAAAAAAGAAAATAGTACAGAGGAAGAAAAAAGATCTTTTCTTGATGTAAAATTATACAATCAGCTTTTACTTAAAAATCTATTTGTCGCCTTTAATAAGTATTCTAATACCTTCAAAATGACTGGTGACATTGTGGTAGGTGGGGAGAAATCTAATGATATTGATATATCTAAGGTATTAGACACTCCTTTAACACTCAATGGAAATCAAAAGAGCCTAATAGATTGGTTAGAAGAAACAAAAATTGATCTACCCATGATTACCCGTGAAGAATATAGAACGATTGACGAAAGCCCGAAAGTAAATCTTTCTAATAAAGAATTAGATGATTATATTATATATTATGCTACTATTAAGATCGGTGATGTTATTTTGAAATCTCTTGGTCTGGATAAACACGAAGGCTTAGTAGTAAATGGTAAGAATAAATTCAAAATAACTGGGTCGTTTATCATCAAGAACCTAGAAAGTCCCTTTGCTTTAATGAAAGAAGAACAAAAGATCGAAGAAATTCTTTCTATGGAAGCCTACTATGATTTCTGGGGTTGGATTATTGGCAATAATGTTAATATCGGTAAGGCTATGTTGGAAAATCCTAATGATTTTAAAGGTCGTCTTATTACTCCAGAAATGAAGTTTCATTCTTTTAAAAGTGAGTCTATTCCTACTGGTTCTGTATATATCCCCATTAAAGCAGATGAAGAAAGTAATAATTATTATACTCATGCTCTTTTTTATTCCGAATTAGACGCCCCATCTATAGAAGAATTAGAATATATGAGAGAAAAAAACTTTATGGGTTATAAAAAAGCCTGGGCTGAGAAATCAATTCGTTTCTATGTAGAAAAGGCGAATGGAAACTTATTTTTCCAGGCAGCACGAGATATTGATTCGGGTGTTCTTTTAACTGGCATTCGTACCATACAAAGCCTTTACGACAAACAACCATCTTCTGTTTTGAAAACCTTTCCTAAGTTTTATCGCCAACCAGAAAAAATTATTATAGATACTCCTAATATTGATATCATTGTTGATTATAATCAAAGTAGTCTAAGTAAGATTCGCAACAAAATTGCTTCGTTAAATGAAGAAACAAAACCAAATAAACAAGTTGTTATTATTCCTGGTGGGTTTCATCCTATTCATCCCGGTCATCTTTCTCTTTATCAGAAAGCCAAAGAAGATTTCCCGGATGCCAGAGTTATTTTGGCAGCGACAAACAAAACTAATACCAGACCTTTTAAATTTGCCGATAAAGTATTTCTTGCCAATATTATTGGTATTCCCGAAGGTGATGTTATACTCGTAAATAATCCACTGGATAAGAAAGAAATGGAAGAATTATTCCCAGGAAAAGACTTAATTTTCATTCGAGGCAACAAAGAAGTTAGGATGAAAAATCTCAAAATCAAGTACTATCCGATTATTAAGTTTAAAGTATTAGACAAAAAACTTTCTTCTGCTACACAGATCAGAGATCTGTATGTTAAATCAGATGAAAAAACAAAGAAGAAGATCTTGTTAGATCTTTATGGTTACCCCCTAACTAATAAAATAGAAGACATTTTCTCTCAGACACTAAATAATAATAAGGCTAAAAAATAACTAACATGAAGACATTTTCGGATCTAAAACAAAATTTTACAGAAGCTTCTAATCTCTATAATGAAGAAAAGATTTTTTCTATCACCGAATCATTACTACCACTAATGCATAAGAGTCGTTCTAAAGTACTAATTAACTCTTTGGAGAATCCTTCTATTTCTTTAATGGAATTAGAAGAATCATTTAATTTTATTCTAGATTCAGCTATTACTTTGAAATTAGATATGACACTCGATGCTTTGAATGAAGAAGCATTCAAGAAGGACGATATCGAAGATGCCATCAATACTCTCCCGCTCGACGCAGAAGAATTGAAAGATTTCAAAATTAAAATCGACGGAAAGAACGTATTAGTCAATTGGAACGCCAAAGATGGTATAGTAACTATTCAAATTGAAGGTAAAAATGTAAATTCGGAAGGTAGAGCCTTTGATATAGAATCATTAATTACTATTATCAGAGCAAGTCTAGAAAATTGGTCAGACGAAGAAACTTCTGATGAATTAGATTCGGCCATTAGTTTAGAAAATGATAGCGATAAACGTAAAAAATTAGCAACCTTGAAGAGTATTATTATACCTAGAATAATTACTAAGTTTTCTAATAGCACTTCTGATCGTAACAGATTGATCAGAAGTCTTACTGATTATATTACAAAGGGTGACGACGAAGAAATTATCACTGCCGACATAGATCAAAGAGCGATTATTGATATCTTTTTTGATATTTTAGATGTCATTACTTCCAATAAACAATTAGCTTCACTTATATCCAGAAATGCCGTATTAGTTTCTAACAGTTATATAACAGAGGCCAGAAAGAAAAAGGCCGCTGACGCAGACAAAGGTGTTTCGGCCAAGTTGGATATTCTTCTTAAGCTCGGATTAGTTGATATGAAGTTATACTCCCGCGCCAAGAAAGCTTTAAGTAATAAGAAAGCGGCTGGGTCTGTTCCTCAATTGCGTAATATCTTATTTGATCTTCTAGATAAGTTGATTGTCTATATCAAGAAAGATCCGACTATCTACAATCGCCTACGAATTAATGTAATGAAAGAAATGAAAGGAACTCTGCCTACTAAGGTAGAAGTTCTTGAAGCAAAAAATGCTGGTATTGAGGCTGCATATTCTGGTTCTACCGATAAAAATGTTCCTGAACAATATAAGAAACATTACTTTACCCGAGAAGCTTGGTTAGAAGGTTTTACTTCATCATCATCAAACCCTAAAAAGACAGCAGCAGACTACGTAGTCTTGGATGCAAAGATCCAGAACGGGATGATCGTCGCTCAGAAGGCAGACGCGCCAGTTCGCACGAGTGACAGTGCGGCGGAGAGCGTTGGGCTTAAAGGAAAAACCAGGAAGATCGGCAAGCGAATGGGGAACGACCTGTATATCCACAAGGATTACGTGCAACAGGCTGGAGTCCCTATGGATATTCTTCGTCAAGCACAGCAGAGACTACCTGAAGGTCACGATTTCGATATCGTTAAGTATAACAAAACTACTGATGATATCAGCTTCATAGAGTCACCTGATTTCAATTTAGCAGACGAACCAACTGTCGGGACTGCCATCAAGGTAACCCCAGACGGGAAGTTATCCATCACAAAGCAAAAGTCTGATCCACAGATCTATCACCATAAATGGGAGATGGTTCCAGACAACTACCCTGGATTCGACGTCAATCAATCGAAGAAGCGTAGCGAGGCATGGCGTAGTGTTGTTGGGGTCAACAAAGAGATATCCAGTCGGATTGGTACGAAGAGCTTTTGGGAAAAGAATGTTGTACCAAAAATCAAGTCAGATTCTTTAAAGAAAGAGAAGTTAGATGAAAGATTGGGGATGGCTAATTATTATTCTTTCTGGGGTATTATTATTGGGAAGAATGTTACTATTGGCGAACATATGATGGCTAATAAGTCACGATTTAAAGGTAGAATTATTACACCGGCTTTAAAAGTTTCTTCTATGTCTAATTCGTCAATTTTACCAGGATCAATTTATATTCCGAATGAAAAAGATGTCCAGGATAGATTTGGCTTTTATCATTCTAGTCTATTTGACGGTTTGTTAGCCAGAGATCAAGACGATATTGATGACATTGAACCCGCTGGTTCATATGATAAGATATATAATTCCGGGTCGCTGAGATTTTATGTATCTTATGGTGTTTTACAAATTGAATCAGAATACAACAATGACATTGATACCAATATTCTTTTAACTGGACTAAGAACAATTTTAGATATCTATTCAAAAGCACCGGCGGCAATTCTTAAAGTATTTCCTGATTTAGTGAGTCAGATGCCTGATACTATTAAAATATTTGCTAAAAATGTTGATCTAAGCATTCGATTTGATTTAAGACATTCCTTATCTATAGTAAGAAATAGCTTAACCGAAGGCACTTTGACGAACGAAGCCATTACTTATTCTAAAACAGCCGACAAAGTAATTGCCAATCTTACTGCACACGATTCTGCTGCATTCACTAGACTTGCAAATCAAATCAAAAAAATGCAGGTTCTAGAAGATGACATCAAGAAAATCAAAGAAGATATCAAAACTGCTACAAAAGAAGATATTCAATCTCTCTTTGATGCAGAAGATGCCGTAAAGACTAGAGTCGTCGAGACAGTTTCTTTTTCATTGGTCTTGAGTAAAGATCCTAAACCTTCTGAAACTGTTAAGTATAAAGAAGTTCTCGAAGAATTGTCTAAGAATCTAACACCTGATTTGATTGCGAAGTTAGAAGAAATTAAAAAGAAATTTGTAACTGTTACACAAAAATCTGCTTCACTTACCCTCAAAGAATCAATCTTCGATACTTTGAAAACCTTCTTCAAATCTATCGTTTCTTGGGGAAATATTTTTGATAGTAAGTTAGCCAAACTTAAGAAGAAATTGGGTGTTGCTATAAAGGAAGAAAATAACATGAAGACATATAAAGATTTTATTAATGAGTCGCTTGATATGACAGAGATGGATTCGTTGATTGATGTAAATGATCAACTCACAGAACTGAACACCCAGACATTCGAGACCAAAGAACAGGCTTTAGAAACGGTCTTAGGGATAATTGCTCCTTTAGGTTTATCTTTCGACGTAGCCGCTTCAGTTGATTTAGAATCAATTGAACTTACTAATGACGCCGAAGAAGGGCAAGAAGCCGTAGTAGAAGTAGTTGATGATATGGAAGAAAAGATCGAAGGGGAACTTTCGCTTAATGTAACATTCCAGGAAGTAGAAGGTGGATTCTCTATCATGCCGGAACTAATGGTGGCATTCGATGAAGACGAGCAGATGAAAATGTCGGATGTAGATTTCGAATACTCAGACTCGGATTACGATGACGAAGAAACAGAAGAATATATGTATACAGAAGAATACATCGAAGGAAAAACATTCAATGTTATCTTATTCAAACCTTCTTCGAGAAGAGTTTTTTCAGTAATCCTTTCGGCTGATGGTGAGAATGAATTGAAAATGCAAATCAAAAATGATTATCCAGAATACGAAATTCATCATATCTTACCGATAACTATCAATGATTACAACGTTTAAGACATTTAAAACTCACCTAGACGAACGAAGAAGATCAGAAAAGATTAGTGGTAAATCTAGAGAAATTCTTGCTGGACATCAGGCTGCATTGGATTATTTTCAAGGCAAAGACTTGACCCAATATGGTGTTACTATGACTACTATTCCTAAAGTCGGTATAAATCCACAAAGTTCTTTTGATACACCAATAGGCGTCTATTTTTATCCGGCTAAGTATTATGTAGATGTAATTAGTGGAAATTCGAATTTGCCTTTTCAACATGGTGCGAGATATATCAATATTTTACATATCAAAACTAATAAGATTTTATATCTTGATAAATTAGATGAAAGAATCGTAATGAGTATAATAGAAAGATTGAAAATAATTTATCCCGATAATAAAAAAATAATTGATAATTTTTATTCTGATAGTGAATCTAAAGCTATGGTTAAAATACCTGCTGGTAGATTGTGGTATGTATTATTTATGTTGGCCTCGTTATCCGCAAAACCTCCGTATATTTGGAATTCTATTTTAAGAAAATTAGGTTATGATTGTGTAATCGATCCCGGTTTAGGTATTATTCATGATAATGAAAAAAATGCAGGATTCTTTACAAATGTTTCTAGTGGCGTTGTTGATATCGTAAAACGTTTCGATAATATCGTTCGATCGCCGCTTTCACTTCTAATAACAACTTTAAAAAATCAATCAATTTCAGATAACGATAAGATCGATTATATGAATAGTTTTAGTAATAGATTTGACAAGGAAAGGGGCAAGTATAGTTATCCTCTGTCTTTTTATAATTATAATTCAGAGAATATTGATAAAAAAGATATTAATAAATTTTCGGATGAACTCAAAATTAATTTTTTCAAAAATATTCTAGGAGGACAAACTCCTACGATTGAAAAAATTCAAATTAATATCGATAAAAATAAAAAATGGATTGGGACTGGTTTGGAATTTTCTTATTTAAAAGATTATCTAGTAAAATCTCCTCCGGTTAGATTTATTCAAGACTTAGTAAATCCTTCCGATTTTGTCTTAAAAGCAATTCTAGAAGTAAATATTATATTTATTCATTATATGAAAAATCCTTCGAAGGAAGTTCAGATGATGGCAGTCAAAAATAATTTATCAGTGATGAAGTATATCGAAAATCCGGCACCAGAAGTAGTCAAATACTACGAAGCCAATAAGTAATGAAGTTTAATAACATAACCAAAGATAACATTAAATTGTATGCAGCCAGTATTTACAACAATCCTGGCTGTTCTTCTCTATTAGAATTTGAAGAAGATTATCTTAGAGTTAAATACATAAAAGCACTTATTAATAAATATATAAGTAATAAACAAATTAATGTTAGAATTCTGATCAATCATATAATTTGCCTCTCTAATGTATTTCCGGGTGAAGGTGTTTCTACAATTCTTTATACAGAAATGGAAGAAGGAACTTGGGGAGTTATTTCAGTATTACTCTTTTACACTTCACTTCTACCATTGTCATCCGAAAGTAACAAAACAATAAACGGTAAGATAATAAGTTTTTCTTTAGATACTATTTCTTCAGCCGATCAAAATTTCTTAGAATACTTAAGAGGGTTATAAAAATGAAAAACGACGACAAAGGAATTTATGCCTTTTATAGCTTATCAGAAAAATCTATCAAGGCCATGGGAGAATGGATTGAAAGTGTCGGTATAGTAGAACCATTAGGAAATGATAAGTTACATGTTACTACTGTCTACTCTAAAAAAACATTTGATATTATCCCCTCTAATATTAAAATAATGATAGACAAATCCTCCTATAAAATTGCAATATATGAAGAGGCATTAGTATTAGAAGTCAAATCAGAAGAATTACAAAAGCTCAATAAGCAAAGAATGGATGCAGGGGCTGTTTCGGATTATCCTATCTACAAACCACACCTTACTCTTTCTTATACTGCTTCAAAAAATAATAAGTTTATTAATGATGCAAGAATACCAAAATTTGATATTCTTCTAACACACGAAACTGTCGAGCCGATAAATAAAAATAAGATGAAAGAAGAAACAAATTCTGGATCTGTTGATATATATAGCAACCCAGCATCAGTCAGAAAAGTATCTTCTAAGATATTCAAAAGAATCAAGGAAGAAAGAAACATAAAAAATTGGAAAGAAATAGTAAAGGAATATAATTTTGAATGTTTCGGAAACGAATCAATCAAAATAGAAAATGATTCTAGTAATGAATGGTTTTTTATAAAATATGGAACCCTCAATATTTAAAAACAAAAGGAAAACTCTATATGGAAAATAACGACTTTCATGAAATAAAATTAGGTCTGGAACTAGTAAAAAAAGACATCCAACAATTCGAAAGAATCATAGAAAAGATAGACACCACTAATGACCGAATACAGGAGTTAATCATGAATATAAGTAAGATTTCTGATTTACACGAGCAGAAGTTATTCAATAATTTGAAAGATGTCGAGTATGTTTGGAACGATATCGAAAAAATGAATAAGAGAATTTCTATACTAGAGAATTACAAATGGATACTCGTAGGGGCTATCGCCATTTCTTCTTTCACAATCAATGTTGGTGCTCAATTTTTTTTACAAGCTATTAAATAAACTTATGTATTCATTCAAAAAATTCTTATTAACCGAAAAGAACTTTCAAGATATCACTAAAGGTGAGAAAAATCGATGGTTCGAAATTTCTGTCAATGATCTAGATCCAGCTACAGATATTAACAAAGAATTGTTTAATCTAATCGACAAATCATATGCCTACTTAATAAATAAAGAAACAGGTAAAGGAGGGCATATCGGCTTTTCTAAACCAGAAGATATTCCTTACGGAAAAATACCAGATCCTTCTGATGTTATTCTATGGTACGCAAATGATATTGACGACGACCCAGAAGCCGATATTACCTATGCATTCAAACAAACTCCTTATGGAAAGAAAGGAGTCGTCTCGGCAACCGATGGTAGCTCTAAAAGTAAATTAATCTACTTACAAAAAATGGCCGAACGTTTAAAAACTAATGGTAATTACGGAGAAGTTTCCGGGGCCATTGCACATATCCTAATGAGCAAATTTGGAATCCAATCGGTAGATGATAAAGAGAAAGTAGAAAAGATTATCGGGAAGAAAGTCACTTGGTTTGGGTCGTTGAGTAATCCATTCGGTAATGGTAAAGATTATCCTGATCATAATGGATTCTACGAAAGGGAGTTGGGCGGCGAGAAACACGTAAAAATCATGTTAGGTAAACCACTTATCTAGATCTCTTGCATATATGTCTCAGATGTGTTATAATAGTATAATGAGGTTTTAGTGTGGCATCAAAAAATTACATAAATAATAAAGAATTTCTAGAATCTTTAGTGGCATACCAAAAAACCATCGAAGATGCAATTGAGCATAATTTATCTAAACCAAGAGTTCCTGAATACATAGGTGAATGCATTCAGAAGCTGGCATTTAATATTGCCAAGAAACCTAACTTTTCTGGATACTCTTTCAAAGAAGATATGATCGGTGACGGGATAAGAAACTCTCTTCTCTACATGCATAATTTTAATCCCGTGCATTCTGAAAAACCAAATCCGTTTGCATATTTTACTACGATTATAACATACGCATTTATTGCAAGAATCGAATCGGAAGCTACTGAAACATATGTTAAATTCAAATCTCTTAAGAATTCGGAGTTATACACCAATCATAAATTTGAATCTACGAAACATGTGAATTTGATTAAATCGGTACTGAATGATAAAACAGCCGATATCATAACTAACTTCGAAGCGAAGCAAGTCAGAAAGAAAGAAAAAAAATTATTGAAACTGGCCGAGAAAAATAAAGATCTTATGGATACAACAAAACCATTAGATAAGTTTTTAACTATAAATTTGGAGAAAAAGGAAGATTAGTGAAATATTTAATAATTACTGATACTCACTTCGGGGTTAAATCTGATAGCGAGATTTTCCTGAATTATTCTAAGAAGTTTATTGATGATATTATTTTCCCCTTTATTGATCTGAATAAGATTACACATATCATTCATGCCGGAGATTTTTTTGATCGTAGACAAGCGGTAAATATTAATACCTTGCGATGGGTTAGAGAACATTTTCTTAATCCTATTAAAGCTCGTGGTATCAAATTAGATATTATCATTGGTAATCATGATACTTACTATAAAAATACCAATGATGTCAATACTCCGTCAATGACATTCGCCAATGATATTCAATACGATAATATCACTATCTATAAAGAAACAGCCGAAGTCGGAGAATTTCTTTATGTGCCTTGGATTACTTCGGAGAATCGTTTAGAAACATTCGATAGAATTGCCGCCACTAATAAGAAATTCGTAATAGGACACTTACAACTAACGGGTTATAAGATGTATGAAGGTGTAGTTTGTGACGAAGGAATTGATCCTGGCATCTTCAATAAATTTGAATCGGTAATGTCTGGTCATTTTCATACCAAAAATTCTGGTAGAAATGTTCATTATTTGGGATGTATGTGGGATTTGAAATTTAATGATATTCATGACAAGAAAGGATTTCATACATTTGACACCGATACGGCTACTTTAGAATTCTTCGAGAATCCAGATAAGATGTTCATGAAAGTCGTCTATGACGAAACCAAAAAGAATAAGTACACTGTCGAAGATCTTTTAAAGTTCCAGAATCGATATATCAATGTTGTTATAAAGACAAAGAGTGATGTAGTTCAATTCGATAAGTTTGTCGAAACAGTATTGGCATGTAATCCAATTAAGGTTTCTTATTTGGATCTTTCGATGGTATCCAATCTTGCAGCCGACGAAGGCGAACATGATGCTCAATTAGATCTCTCTGAAGATACTCTTACTCTTATAAAGAAGTCTTTAGACGACACCCAATATGCAAAATTATTTTTGACTGGTGATACTAAAACAGAACTTACTAATTTACTTTCTGAGTTGTACATAAAGGCACTTTCAGTATGATGACAATTTTTAAAAAGATCCGATTCAAGAACATCATGTCATATGGCAATCAAATGACTGAAGTCGAATTAGACAAAGCTACGACTACCTTAGTTTTGGGCGCGAATGGACACGGTAAATCCGTTTTGGCGGAAGTTCTCACCTTTACACTCTTCGGAAAACCTTTAAGAAATATCAATATTCCTAATTTGATTAACTCTGTTAACAATGCCGATCTATTAGTAGAGTTAGAATTTTCTATCGGGACTTCTGAATATTTGATCAGACGTGGATTGAAGCCGAAGATATTCGAGATATTTCTTGATGGTAAATTGATTCCACAAGATGCCGCTTCAAAGGATTATCAAACTATCTTAGAGAATGATATCTTGAAAATGAATTACAAGACATTCATTCAGATTGTAATTATCGGCAAAGCTTCTTATAAACCATTCATGTCTCTTACCCCAGCCGAACGTAGAGCCATTGTCGAAGATCTTCTTGACATCAATATCTTCTCAGACATGAATATTATTTTGAAGAATGAAATGACTGCTATGAAGAAGAACGTTGCTGATGTGAATTATCAGAGCGATTTAATCAAAGAAAAACTGTTGTTGTATTCGGATGTCTTGAATGAATCACATATCAGTATTCAAGAACAATTAGATACCAATCAGAAAGAGATTGATGAATATTCAATCGAACTCGAAAAGCTTAAAACAGAAAAAACAAATTTAGTCAATGGCTTACCAGATGTTTCTGGAGATAAAATTCGGTTCAGTAAATTAAAAGAAAAATTAGATAAATTGAATGAGTATGCTACTACGTTCAAAACAAAAGCTGGGTATGTAAAGAAAGACATAAACTTTTTCGAATCTAATACGAACTGTAATACTTGTACACAAGAGATTGATCATTGTTTCAAAGAAGAAACTCTTAAGAAGAAAGAATGCCAATTTAAAAAATACCAGGATGCTCTGAAGGATATCGAGTTAGAACAAAACAAGATTCGCAACACACTTATAGATATTGACGCCAGTTTCAAAGCATTAGAAAAAAAGAAAGAATCTATCAACAAATTAGATAATTTGATACTTAACCATCAGAATCACATTGATTCGCTTTTAAAGTATAATTTTAAGATTTCTTCTGGACACGAAAAAAAGCTTCAAGAAAGACGTGTCGAATACGATAAAATTGAACTAGAACAGGGCTTAATTACTAAAAATCGTGAAGAATTGATTAAAAATCAACATCTTTATACCATTGCAAATACGCTCTTAAAAGACGAAGGAATTAAGTCAAAAATTATCAAGCACTACTTACCTCAAATGAATAATTTGATTAATAAGTTTCTGACTAATCTAGATTTTAATGTTACATTCAACCTAGACGAAAACTTCAATGAGGTAATCAAGAATAAAGCAAAAGAGAATTTTACTTACTATTCTTTTTCGGAAGGTGAGAAGCAGCGAATCGACAGTGCTATTATTTTCACTTGGCGCAAGATTGCTCAAATGAAAAATTCGGCCAATACTAACCTTCTGTTCCTGGATGAAACATTTGACTCTTCTCTAGATTCTAGTGGAATCGAAGAATTTCTTGGTATTCTTTCTGATACGGAAACTGATTTAAATTACTTTGTAATCTCTCATCGTGGCGACGTTCTTCTGGATAAGTTTGAAAGAATTTTGAAGGTAGAAATGGTCAATGGATTTAGTAAGATTAAAGAAGTTATATAAATACTAAAAGATGAAAAATTTCAAATCATTCCTACAAGAAAATCTTGCACATCAGTCTGGATCAGAAACCACTCAAGTAAGTAACACTACTGCTTCTTATATCAAAGCCGCTGCTAAGTTAAAAGAAGTTTTAGGCGAAAAAGAAGACTTAAAGGTTCTTGACTATGGTGCCGGTCTTGGTTTAGGAACAGAAGCTTTACGAAGAGCATTCGGTGCCAAGAATGTAGATTCTTTCGAACCTGCTTCGGACAGAAGTAAAGTAAAACCTAATTATTCCGATGCCAATCAGATTACTAATAAGTACGATGCCATTGTTTGTTTGAATGTTTTGAATGTGTTAGAACCAGGACTAAGAAATTCTGTAGTAGAAAAAATCATTAGTTCTCTTAAACCAGAAGGCTATGCTTTGATCGGGGTGCGTGGCTGGAGTGGGGATGTTAATCAGGCCAAGAACTCTGAACCTTCTAAGGAAGAAGAGAAGGCTATTTGGATTATCAAAAAAAAGGGTAAAAAAGTATACCAAAAAGGGTTTGATGGGGCAGAGTTACTTAATTATATTAGTGGGATTGACTCTTCGATAAAAATCGACCGCATTAAAGGAATTACCAATAATGCGGTTCTGATTCAGAAAGTTAATTAGTAGGAATCGTGGTTTGAAGTAATATTAATTTAACTTGCCTGATGTTTGTTCTTGTTCAAATTGTCCACTACAGTTTGTGCTTCTTCCTCGGTTTCAAAACCATCTTCTGTTTGACCAGTGAAATCATTTTTTATGACATAATAGTCATCTTCATCTGATACGACATACCAGCGATCTGTTGTGTTTTCATATGAATGAGATTCTTCTAACTCATCCTTAAAAGTAATATTCATTCTGTCGGCGTATTTTTGAGCTTCTTCTTTTGTTTTAAATCCTTTTTTTCTACTAGCAAGCATAGTGTCGAGTACATCATATGATTTAGTTTTAGGATCTATAATGACAAAAAAAGAATTCTTTTCTTCTTGAAGAATCTTTTTCTTTTCTGTAATTACGGTGAGATATGTATGTGTAAAATTGTTCATGTTATTTTCCTTTTTAGTGTACGATTAAGTAAGTACCGAGAACGTCTCGACGGGATGCTGAGACATCACCTTCACCTGGAAATATCACAACATTATATTGATTCTTTTCGCCTACTGGGGTTATTAACATTTCTTTATAGGTAAGAATACTACTTACAGAAATATCATATCTATCGGCCAATCTTTCTTTCAATTCTTGAGTAGCTTCGGATGATTTATATACCCAACTTTTTACTTCTTCATCAGTTTCTGGATCGATTGCCGTTGCTTTTACTACTAGATCATTAAATAGAGATTTGTCTGTAACAATAACAGAATTCTTGATCTTCTTGATATCTATTTTGTTTTCTTGTGAAGCAAGAGCGCCTTGTGAGAAATTAATAATAAAGTTATCAGGCGTCTCTCCGGTTGCGATATTGGCCAACTTAGTATAGGCATAGAATAGAACAGTAGGATTCTTTTCTACTACTTCGAAGAATAGTCTTTTATATTCGTCTGAGAAGAAGTCTCCGGCATCGTGCCATCTTATAATTAACTTAACTCCTTTCTTCGCTTCCTTCTTGGCCATTTTAGAAATTTCAGCATTAAGTTGTCTGAAGAATCCATCAGGATCATTCAAGAGATAGTTTAGCATTTTGGTTTGTTTCTTGAATACATTAGGATATTGAACATAACTACCCTTCAAGGCATAACAAACTAATTTACAAGATCCGGCACCAGGACAAGTATTGACGATTACAAATTTGTTGGTAGATTCGTCTACAGCCAAACCTCGCAAAGCCGGGATACCGAAGTTAAGGAAGCTGAAATCTTCTCCACCGGACTTTAACATTTTAGCGTTCTGCGAAAGAATTTCCTTCGGTCTGGTAGTAAGTTCTTTCTTCAAAAGTTCTATGTCAATCTTTGTTACAGCAGACTTATTAGAAGAATCTACTTCAACTGCATTCTCTTGATTCTTGTCCATGACAATAGAAGTTCCGCCGATCTGTACCAACAAAGACTTGTGAACATTCGGCATCATAAACTTATCTTTCGGGGACTTCTCTCCTTCCAAGACACGATTCATGTATTCGATAATTTCTTTTTCAGAAGGATTCGTCACAGTGGCACCGATAAACTTCTCGGCTTCGTCAACCATTTTCGTGTGTTGTGGATCTACGGCTTCTTCCCACTTACGTATTTTCTTAGGCTTAATGACTTCTGCTTCCGAATAGAAGCTTTCGAAGAATTTTTCGGCAGTCATTTCTTCTAAGGCTTCTTCTTCTTTTTCCTTCTTAGGCATAGGCATAATTACACTAGCATATGACTTATTCATATCCATAGATTCTTCTTTCATATTTTCGTCAGAGTCTTCTTCTGCAAATTTAGAAAGGCTACTCACTTCAATACCAGAAGGAAGTTTACTAAATGCTTCGTTCAAAGAAACCATATTATTCATTAGAATCTGGAATCTTTCAAGGATCAATTGTTCTTCGTTATCACCACGACTAATTCTTCTATAGGCGTCTTTAAAACTATTCATTTTGGTTATTTTTCTCTCTATGTATTATTTATATAATATATTTATTTGTAAAATATGTGATTTCCGATCACAACAGTTTTCTTACGCTTACAGGCCCAATAAGGTCTTGTTTGTTTCGTATGAAAGAATAAAGAACCTTTTGACGGGTCATGATACATACGGAAACATTTGGCGATCCTAAACGATTCTTTCCAACGTTTGTCTTTCTTTGTTATCTTCTCTAACTTTTTATGGTAATTAGTCCAGGAAAATTGATTACGTTGATAAACTACATTACAAATACTCTTAGGAAATTTTTTATCTTTGGTTCTGTTGAGCGTAACATACGCCACCGCAATTTTTCCTTTTATTTCTTGATTACCTGCTTCGTAGAATATGTTCTTGGCTAAACAATGTTCTTCTTCTTTAAAATCGTTTTCATTTAATTCTAGTGTTTGATTGGAACTGATAGAAACAATTGTTAAGAAGAAAAGAAAAATGAATTTCAAAATTTGTCTCCTAAAATATAGAAAGGCACTTTATTCTGTTTCCAGGAAAAGTGCCAAGAAAAACCCATCTAACAACCTATCTCTAGGCTGCTAGTAATGCGAAAACATTGCTGTTGTCGTTTATTAGTTTACGCTGTTACAGTAGTCGTCTACTGGATAAATTCCCTGTTCCTATTCCATCCTGTCGAAATCATTTCGGCCCCAAAATGTTGAAAATAAAATACTTAAATTGATGGTGGAGCCGGTTGGAGTTAAACCAACGTCCAAGAAGTTTTCAGTCTAGATCAATACTTATCAAAAGGTATTTATATAAAATAATGTGTTGTAACTCGGGGGGGGACTTTATTCTTCTAAATCATATGTAGACAAACAATACTTTTTAAAGTCATTATATTCTTTCAAAAATGGTTTATAGAATTTTCCAGGTAATCCTAAAATCGCACAATCCCAAGCATCCTGTTCTGTATGATCCAGACCTATTTCTCGGTAAGCTAGGATATGTCCATACTCGTGCATTAGCGTAAATAAATGTTCTTTCTGAACACCCGTATTATGAATATTGAACATTTGAATGATTGGACTTAATCCATGTTTTTCAAAAACCAGAAATACTTCACCCCATTCATCTAGTCGAATATAGTTAGTGTCGAAATAAATATCTGCATCTTGATTTTGAATGAACTCTACTAATTCATTGAATAGTTTTTCTACCATTGTTTTTAGATAGTCTTCCCTAGAAACTTAATTCCATAGTTGGCTCCGCGTTTGATGGGTAACCAGTAACCAGTAATTTCTCCATTGACCAATGTATTTTTTGTGATGAGATCAATGATGTCTACCATGAATACAGTATATGTTGTCGATTTGTTATTGACGGCTTCTAGATCAAAATTAGCCGCCGACCGACCTTTAGAATAACCTACAATTTTCAAAGTGGTGAGAAAGGGATTGGCTTCTTTCCATTCGTAACGAGTAATTTCTCTAAGCATAGATAGAAGATGATCACGCCATTGGTCGTCAGTGGCGTAGTAGCTTGGTCTACTCTTGTTGTTTATCGAATCCAATTCGTTCTGGATCTGTTCTATTTTGTATTCTCCATTTTCTTTATCAAAATTAAGATAATGAGGAATCGATCCATTGAACTTATCTACCGGAAATAAAATTGATTTCTTTGCCATAATTTAATTCAGTCTCTTTGTATAGGAATTACAACATTCACATTTAACAAGAATACTTTCTCCTGCGATTTCTCCATTCATTACGATCTTATATTCAGTCTTGTCGGGTATCTCGATAATTTTTATTTGACAAAACTTACCAGAAGCTTTCTCTTTTAATTTTTCTATTGTCTGAATCAGATCGGGTTCATGACGAGTAAAATATTTTTGGATCATATCCATTCCGATAAATTCAGAACTAAGAACTGGTCCATGATCTACTGTATAAACCAATATATCCAACAGATAATCTTTATGTTCGTTTAAGAATCGATCACTATCAATACGTTTCCATTTACCACGCTTATTCAACATACGCCTATAGAAAAATAGGCTAATTCCCTTTAGGGAGTAGTAATACTTACTCCCTAAAAAAGACAACTGGAAAGGATAAATGTTTGATGTGTAGGCAACTTTCATAGAATTAGAAACTGAAGTCGTAATACTCGTCCCGATGTCCGACAAGAAGAGTCTGCGAACAATTGTTACGGAGTACACCATCTTTCTTTTCTTTGAAGATATCAATCGCACCTTCGGGGTTCGGGGTGAAAGTATATTTCTGAGCTTCACTCATTCCATTGGTGTCAACGCGCTTCGGTAGATCACGCTGAACCGTGACAACCAACTTACCACCAGCGGTCTTGCGAACTCCGATTACAGTAGCGGCACAACGATCCGTCCAGGAAAAGATCGTGGCACCGTCACCGACTTTTGGCATCTGCTTCTGTGCGGTGTTGTCCGCAATGCAATTGATTAAAGAACCTTGTAGGAGTTTCATATGTTTTAAGTATAGCAGTTTTAAAGATCCCCGTCAAGTTCCCAACGATTTAATGTCTGATCGATTTCAGAATCAGCTTCTTCGTCTTCGTAATAAATTTTAAATAGATCATCTGGAAGATCCAAATCGATCAACTCGTTTTCGTGTTGATCGCGATAATTTCTAGCCCAACGTTGCAGTCGGCGACCTTCAAAACGACTATCAGTCACACAGAATTCATGAATCACAGAAACTCGATTCTCAATCGCCATCAAAAAAAGTTCGCGATGATTTGTTGGATATTTCATATAAAAAGTATAGCAGTTCTACAGAGAGAAGTCAAGTAGTTGACAAATATTTTATTTCCTGCTATACTTTTTATATGGAGATGAATACCTTCCTTAAAAAAACCAACCCAAACGCAGTTCTCGCTTTGCGGGATTTCCTCAATCGTTTCGATAATAATACTGATGCGTTTTCTGCTCTACAAACTGAGTTAGGAATTTATGCCAAACCACATCCGCGCTATCCTGAGCTTTTTCAATTCACTTATGATCAGATTGAGTCTGCAAAATTCAAGGATCATCCGGTTGTGGTTGAGTCGCGTGGGATTATCTTGAATTCACAAGATAACTGGTCGGTTGTTTCGCGATCATTTGATCGGTTCTTTAATTATGGAGAGACTACGAATTCCCCGGTGATTGACTGGAATTCGATTCGGGTTACGGAGAAAGTTGATGGTTCTTTGATGACTTTGTTTTTTTATGGTGATCAATGGAACGTCTGTACGAAAGGTTCACCGGATGCGTCTGGTGATGTCGGTTGTGCCGATTTTTCTTTCAAAGCACTTTTCTGGGAGACTTTTGCGCGGACTTTTAACCTACCTGCCGACGAAATTTTCATTCGCGGATTCTGTTATATTTTTGAGTTGACTTCCCGATATAATCGTGTCGTCACTTCTCAGATGAATAATGATGGTTCGCTTACTTTGATCGGTGTGCGAGATTGTTATGGGAACGAGTTAGATCCGCAAAGCTTTATTCTTTATAAAGTTCCGGTAGTCAAACATTTTACCTTTGATAAGGTCGAGGATATCGTTGCTGCGTCGAATGAGTTGAATCCGAATATCCAAGAGGGATTTGTTGTAGTCGATAAGAATTTCAATCGAATCAAGATTAAGTCACCGAAGTATGTTTTGATTCATCATTTGAAGGATTCTCTCAATGACGAGAATTTAATTTCGTTAATTAAGTCGGGAGAGTCTTCTGAGGTATTCGTTTACTTTCCCGATCTTCAGGAGCGTTATGATAAGTTAACGTTAGCATATGATGCTCAGATCTTAGTCCTTGATGTAATCAATTCGGTAAATTTCAAACCGTTTCAATTCGATACCCAGAAAGACTATGCCTTATATGTTCAGAAAACGGTTTCTCCTAACATTCAATCTTTCTTTTATCAATTTCGTGTCGGGAAGGTTTCTTGTGCTAAGGACTGGGTAAATTCTTTAACTGACAAGAAACTTCTTGAGCTTCTTTCTTACTTCTAACTAAAAAATTTGGGAACCTTTTCGGGGTTCCCGTTTTTTTTTTATTTATTAAGTAAAATAGAGTTGATGGCCTGATACATTAATTCGATATTCTTGTCATTAGAAGATTTATGTGGAAGTGTTTCTAAATCTTCTAAATCATTCATCTTAGATAATATTTTATCCATTATCCCGTCGCGTTTTGTAAGGACTAATGCCGATCGGTCATTTTCAGTTCCGGTATCATTATATACTTCAATGTTTTTGACTGAACCATCTTTCTTATCTTGAACCAAGGCATTAGTCAATTCTTTTGTATTTGTTTTTGTCTGGAACTTATCAGATAACTTAATCCCGAAGATGTAATCTTTTTTAGGATTCTTCGGATCAAGAATAAAAATATCTCCGAAGACGGCCCATACTCTCAGAGAAGGATCTTTAGAAAGATTCAACCATAACTTTCTAGCGCCGGAAGACTGGGTATTGTTTGCTACGATGTTAAGTCCGGCTGAGTCTACAATTTCTTTATAGACTCGCTGCATGATTCCTTTGCCTTGGAATTCATTTTTAAGGATGGCATATTCTGACTCGTGATAGACAAATTTCCCGAATTTCTTTTTTCTTAGTGTAAGAAATCCCATAGGAATTTGTTTTTCTCTAGAAACTACTAACCAAGGGACAATATTCATAGTTTGTCCCTTGGTTTGATATTTCACTACAATGTTTTCATCGATGACCATTTCTTTTTCGAAATTTTTATAGAGATAAAATTCGGCATTTACTGGAAAGCTAAATTGACCGGTATCTAAAGTTATTTCATTTCTTTCTAACTCGTTGATTATTTTTTCTCTTAAAATTTTGAAGGTCATAACATATATATTTATCAGAATTTGAAGCTGTCAAATTTCTTCATTTTATTGTTGTTGTCTTCCATCAATAATTCTGGTTGCTGGAATTCTGCTTCTACGCCGCTATTGTCTCCTAAGTCATATAGACGCATCTTATTTCTATCTATACCTACCAGGAATTTAATATATTTTGTTACGTCGCCAAACCTATTTTTCAATTGTTTGATCATTAACTGATTCATTTGAGTAAGTTCATCTGTCTTGATTAATGCCAAAACTAAATCGGCTGTTGCTGCTATACCAAAAGATTCTGCGATATCTGTCATATCACTATCCGAATTAGTACTTCCAGATCTTGTAAACTGACTAGCCGTTACAATAGGTAGATTTTTTTCCACGGCCAATCCTCTGAACTCTTCTGAGATATTCTTGATTAAAGTATAAGAATTCACCAATCCATTATTTTTGATTGAAGAAGAAGTACAGATATTCAGATAATCTACATAGATAATATCTGGAATGAATTTCTTTTTGATATCTAATTCATGTAGAAGAAAGCGGAAATTAGAAACGTTAACAGAAGAAGTAGGGTATTCTTTGATAATTAATTTACCGGAAGTTCTTTCATGTAAGCCTCTCATCAAAGTAAGATATTGTTTCTTGCCGATCTGCTTTAAAGTTTCTAAAGTTATGTCTAAGGAATTGGCATCAACACGTTCACCAATAACTTCTTCGGCCATTTCACAAGTAATATAAAGAACATTTTTACCTGCTAATAAATTTGCCGTTGCCATGTGACACATTACTAAAGATTTTCCTACGTTAACTCCTGCCACGATTACGGTAAGAGTCTTTTTAGGAAGACCGCCGCCAGTAATTTTATTCAACATTTCTAAGTCAAAAGGAATTCTTTCTTCTTTTCTTCTATAAAAATCAAATCGTTCGTCGGCTGCATCGATAAAATCATGACCGATTTTTGAATCGATAGAAACTGCAAGAGCATCCCTGAGTAAATCAGGGATTGCTCCTTTGTCTCGTTTGTCTTTGGGGTTGTTTAAAATCTCTAGAGATTGACTCAACGCATTGAAAATGGCTTGATCCTTACAGAATTTCTCCGTCTCAGCAAGAAGCCAATCAATGTTGATTTCTTCTTTGTCTTTCCAAGTAAGAATCAATTCCTCGGTAGTTTCTTTGTCTTCATTAGAAATCTTAGTGGCTTCGGCATTCAAGATTTTAAGAACTTCTAGAGAAGGTCTGGAGTTATATTCGTTAACGAATTTACTGATGTATTTGAAAAGTCTTCTTTCTGTTAGATCATCAAAATACTCTTCTTTTAGAATAGGAAGTACAATTCGAAAATAATCTTCTAGGTGTAATAAATTTTTGAGGATCAGATGGGTTGTTTTCATTTTTATTGATTTTTAGTATCACTGTCAAATAATTCTAAACCAATTCTTAAAATATCTAAAAATATCTCACTAACCATTTCTTCGAACTCTACTGTTCCTAGATCAGGGTGTTCTGAAAATACACTAAAAGAAATATCAGAAGAATCTTCTACAATATCATTAAAGATAAAATTAGAAATTTTTACGAATGCGTTTTCATATACACCAGACTTGACTTGAAAAATTATGTGTTCTTCTTTTGGTGGTTGTGAAACATTAATTAACAAATAATCAATTTTATTTTTATTGGTGGTCTTCATCAACAGGAGTCTCCATTAAATCAAATTCGTCTTCGTCTTCGGAAGGACCTTCACCCACACCGTACTTATACATTTTACCTACAACGACATCAATTTTTTTCAAGACATCATCGGTAAAATAAAGTTCTGGATTTTTATATATGGCCTTCTCGAAAGCATACTTAGGTTCGTCGGATGTCGCGTCGAAAGTATATTTGTTACCCAAACGTTTTGCAATTCCGCCTTCTACCGCAACTTCTAAAAGACCATAATACTTACTCAAACCTGTCTGATAATTCAAAGATACTTTAGCAATAGAATTTTCTTTGGTAAGTCGGCCTTTGATTAATTTGAACGTGATGATATTACCGATAACATCCGTACCATCTTTATCTTTTGCTTTGGAAAGGAAAACGGTAGTCGATCCGGCCAGCGCAATTCCGCTCCCTCCACTCATTTTCTTTTGTGGATACATCGAACCTTGTTCGTCATAGGTATGATTAGTAACAAGTAAAGGAAGATCGGCGATACCCAATTTCAAAGTTACTACACGAAACAAACCTTTAATCAATCTGGCTCTGGTCATGTCCTGTGTTTCTTTACCCTCGGCAGTATCTTCTACTTCCTTAGTTGTCGAAAGCATTCCTAGCGAATCTAATACGAATAACATCGGCTTGCGTTCTGATTTCTTGGTATCCAGATACTTATCTAGAATTTTGAGAATCTGTGTTCTGAAACTCTGGATAGTTGCCACTGGTAGCATTAGAATTCTTCTGGTATCTAAACCTCTGTCTACTAGCATCTGTTTAGAGATAGCCGATTCTGTTTCGAAAAAGATTGTATAACCAGTCGGATTTTCGATCAAGAAATTCTTGACAATATCAAGAATGATATATGTCTTACCTGCCGAAGCGTCTCCGGCAAATGTAGTAATTTTATTACCCGCAATACCATCGAACATACTACCAGAAAGTAATCCATTCAAGAGAAGTGAATTAGTAGAAATATATCTATGGATATCCCCAGTAGTTCCATTTTCTGTAATTGCCCCATACTCATTACCACTCAGTTCTAATAACTCGCTGAGAAATGAATCATCTTTCTCATTTTTTTGTTTTGCCATATAACTCCTTTTACTATTATAACATTATTGGAAGAAAAAGTCCAGAGTAGATTTTTTCTCAGAAGTCCATCCGATGATATCCAGGATCTTAGTTACTGGATCGAGAAAAGTCTTTTCGAACTGTAACTCATAATCTACATATTCGTGTAGACCGAATTCTTTCGGTAACATACTAGGAAACGAAATAATATTTTCTCTCAAAGGATTTTGATTTTTGAGATATACGAATTTAATTTTGTCACCAGAATGGATTTTTGTATAATCCTGGGTCAATT